CAGCTAAAACAACGTACGATTAAAGAAGATGACATTTCTTCTGATGAATTGCAAAAGCTTAATGAATTAATGAATCGATACAAAGAACTAAAAGAAATTAAGGATGGAACTGATATGGAGATGAAAGTTGTATTGGAAAATATACAAGAAATACTTGCTGGTAGGAGTGTTAAGACACCTGAGTATAGCATATCTTATGTTCCAGAAAAAGAAGTTGTTACTTATCCAAAAGGGAAACTTGAGAAGCTGATAGATCCAGAGTTGTTAAAACAGATTGCTCAGACTAAGAAACATGGGGGGTATTATAAGATAACTATTAAGGAGGATTAGTATGCGTGCGTATGTTTATAGAGGTAGGAAAGATAATGAACTTTATAGATATGTAGCAGATGGGACTAACTATGTTGGAAAGGCTGAAGTATATATATTGCAGAACATGAAAGGTGAATACAAGTATGTTCAGAAACATTTATTTGATAAATATTTTGAGGTGTTGAAAAAATGAGAGTAATTGGGAAGGTTGAGGGGGTTGATGATAAATATATTCAAGTGAGAATACTAACTGGGATTGTGCCTGATTATGGAAGTATTGTATATATCAGGTGCAATCCAAATATGAGAACTACAAATCAAAATTCTTTGTATTGGCTATTTTGCACTTATGTTGGGGATGCACTTGGGTTATCGCCTGATGAAGTGCATGAAGGTTTTAAGATCAATATCTTGGGTAGTGGTAAAATGATAAACGGAATATTTTTCAAATTTAATAAAAGTACTAAAGCTTTAACAAGAGATGAATTTATTGAATATTTTGAACGTTGTAATGAACTTGCAATAGAGTTGGGAGTTGATACTGCTCCTTTTTGGAGACAGTATGAGAAGATAAAAGAATATGTATGGGAAGTTAGAGAAACAGAAACAAATTTTAAGAACCGATGTTAAGTTAGTGTAGGAGGATAAGATGACATTCAAAGAAAAGAAAGATAAGATTTATAATTATCTCACAGATTGCATGCAGGATAATCCAGATTTTACAGCGAAAGAATTAAATTCTATAGCGGATAAATTTAATTTAAAGAGAAAAGAGATGTTGCAAATTTTAGTTTTATTTCACAATGAAGGGAAATTATTTTTAACTGCAAATGCAAATGGGGATTTTGAATGTAGCTTAAACATTAAAATTTTAGATTAGATAAGGAGGTGTAATATAAAAGTACACGAAAATTAAATTTTATAAACAAGGAGGAGAAAATGAATAGTGCAAAATATATAGTTGTGTATACAAGTGAAAAGGGGCAAGAATTTAGATTTTTTAATGATAGAGATGAGGGGGCAAACTTCTTTTTTGACTTAATACAAATGCGTGATGAGAATAATATTCCGGGGATAGTTTATTTTTGTGAGGTGACAGCAGCAGTTTTGACAGGCGTTAAGTCTATGCCTAAAAAAATAGGAGGAGAAAAAAATGTATGATGATGATTTGAAAGAAAATTAAATTTATTTAAAACTAATATTTTTAATAATAATTTAGATGCTTATAATAAAGTTATTGATTCAATTAATAAAAGTAATTTATCTGTATTTGATTTTATAGAAGATATAAAGGAGGTTTTAAAACAAAAATATTAAATTTTGGAGGCATAAGATGGGACAAACTAATAAATTGAATATGTTTAAACATGATTTAAGGAATTTGCTAAGAAAATATAATGCGGAAATTGAATTTGTTTTTGATTATGGTTATTGGGGGACATGGTTAAAAGATGAAAGATTTGTGGTAAGATTTATGAATGAAGATATGGATTATCTTTTAACAAAAGGTTATGCTATTAATGGAGATAATTTAGAAGTTAGTGGGAGGAAAGAAAAATGAAAGTTGAAGTTATGGTTGGTGTAATTAATGCTAATTGGCGAGTTTTATCTAAGTTAGGATCACATGTCATTATTAATGACAGTGAAGTATATTGTTATGATAAAAATTATAATAAAGTTATTCTTGATTATTCTACTTTAAAAAGAATTTATAAGGAGGCATTATGAGTGAAGCAGGATTTTGGATAGTTGTAATTTTATTTCTGTTTCTTTTAATTACATTATTGGGCGATAAATAAATGGATATAAAAAAAGCGGATTTGGTATTCCAATCTATATTGAATAGTATGAATATTAAATTTACTACCGAATATCGGTTTTGTGACACACGAAGATGGCGTGCAGATTATTATTTACCAGATTATATGACGTTGGTTGAGATTGAAGGGGGGGCATGGGTAAATGGCCGGCACACCAGGCCTTATGGCTATGAAAATGACTGTGAGAAATATAACAAAGCAACATTAATGGGGTTTAAGGTTATTCGCTTTACAACAACTATGATTAATAAGAGGCCTGGATATGTGGTAGGCGTTTTAAGAGAAATTAAAGGAGAGGTTGATGAAGATTAAGATTATAGATTTTTATAGTGATAGTTGTGTCCCTTGCAAGAGGGTTGATGAACATTTAAAGAATATTATTGATAAATATGATTTCATTGAACTTGAAAAAGTTAATGTTGATAATGAAACGCATCCATTAATGAATTTGGTTACAGCATTGCCTACGTTGGTTGTCTTAGATGAAGGTGGTAATATTATTGAAACAATTGTTGGGGCTTTGCCTTATAACAAGTTACGAGGGGAATTGTTAGGGGCTGCTAATGAAAGTTGATAGGGATACTTGGATGAGAGCAAACGTAATATATAATGAATATTTAAGACTTGAGCATACACCAATTTCGCGAGCAAAATTGTCTAATTTACTTGGTGTTAGTGATAGATTAGCGGGGAATATTTTATTTGCTATTGAGAATAAGAATATATTAAAATTTGATCCAGAGATATTTTCAACAAGCCATTCTACTGTTGAATTATGTTTTGGTGATGTACATATTCCTTTCCAGGATGACCTTGCTATCCAAACGATGTTTGGATATTTGGAAGAAAATAATATTATCCCCAATATTATTATTATTCTTGGGGATTTGATAGATTTTTATAAAATATCTTCGTTTGTTAAAGACCCTAAAAAAAAGAGTGTGAAAGAAGAAATTGATTTAGCAAAGAAATTTCTATATGATTTACGTGAGTATTTTCCTGATAGTAAGATTGTTTATAAAAATGGGAATCACGAATGTGTTACGTGGGATACAGAAATATTGACTAAAGATGGTTGGAAGTTGGCTAATGATATTACCCAAGATGATGATGTCGCCCAGTTTAATTTAGATACTGGGGTTATATCTTTTGCCAAACCTATTAAAATAAGCAAATATGATGTTGATAAAACCGTTACAGTTAAGACTAATCAAGGGTTGGAAAAGGTTACATTAAATCATTCTTTGGTTGTTGATAATAAGAGGGTTAAAGTTAGTGATATAATGCAGAATGGGTTTACTCAGTTGCAACAGCGGTTTGCTGGGGATTTAGCGATAGAATATCGTGGTAAGTTGAATTATTCTGATGATTATTTAAGACTATTAACATGGGTTATAATGGATGGAACTTGGTGGATAGCAAGCGAAGGCAAGATGAGAGTCCAGTTTAAATTATCAAAACAGAGAAAGATAGAGTCTTTAAAAAGACTTTTAAAGAGATTAAATATTCCATATACGTTTAAACCAGCAACAAAATGCAAGATGAATAAGTTACAACCTTATATGATAAGAATATATGGCAAGTATGCAAGAAAGATTATCAATGATTTGAATAGAACGAAGGAATTCCCGAGAGATTGGGCATTTAAATTGACTAAAAAACAATTATTGTCAATTGTTGAAACTATTGGGGCAACTGATGGGAGGCAACATTATAATCATGTAGTATGGACATCGATTAGTAAAAACAATATTGATGTAATTCAGTTGGCTTGTGTATTTAATGGAATACCTTGTAAATATACTAAAGTAAAGCATAAAGGTGGATTTAAGAGTGATAAACAACTATATAGGGTTAGCATTTACCCAAATGGTTTGTTTTCTTCGCATGCAAGTTTTTCTGTTGCAAAGGAACCTGATACGGTTGTTGCTATTACAATGCCTAAAGAAACTTTGATAACCCGTGTAGATGGCCGTGTAAATTTTACTGGCAATAGTAGAATGCAAAAGTATTTAATATCACAAGCAAAAGAAATTTATGATTTGGTTGAGGATTTACTTCAGGAAAAACTTAATCTTAAAGAATTGAATATTGAATACAAAATAGTACCGTTTAAGATTGGGAACTTGTGGCACTTGCACGGGCATGAGAAAGCAGGTGGCAGTTATAATCCTGAGTATATTACCAATGTAATGTGGAAATATATTCATGATAATTTTATTGTTGGGCATTTTCATAGAACGCAGGAGAAGATATTTAAGAGAATAGATGGGAGAACGTATTGGGGGGGGGCGGTAGGTTATTTAGCGGGTGAGATGGAGTATGCGATTCTTAATAATTGGTCACAAGGTTTTGCGATTATTAAGTATGATGATAAAGGTAATTTTAGGGCGGAACTTAAAAAGGTATATGATGGAAATGTATATTAGAATGTATATTAGTAGGAGGACTTATGATTTTTGAAGAAACATTGCCTGAAGAATTAAAAAGGTTAGGGTTTAGAGGAGTAATCGCTTATGAAGCAGTTTTCTATTCAGGGGTTAAAAAAACGAGAAAAAGATATTGTATTATTACTCTTGAAAAAAATGAAGATGAGTACATATATCATATATATGTGGCGTATAGAAGTAAGAATGGAGCGTTAAGATCTTCACATGTTTATGATTTGTTTATTTATGATATAGATATCCCAGGTTTTCATTTAATATCTTGCCCATCCATTTCGGGGGTCAATGAATTAATAATATATGTTGATAAAGATGGGGATTTTAAAGTTTTTGTTGAATGTGAAACAACATTTGAATTTGGGTTGAAAGAATTAGGTAATATTGAGAAGATATCGGGATTAAGGCTGTGGATGATTGATAATGTAGAATACAGGAAAGGTCTTTTAAAGAAATTTAATTAAACTTGTGATTTTTTTCACATTATGTTATAATTCCTCTGTATTATATACAGGGGGATCTTTTTGTCTAAAAAGAAAGATAAATCAATCCAAAGTGTTTATGCGAAGTTGTTGAGACTTGAACGTATCTCAATAGAGAAAGAAGATAAAATTAAAAATAATTGGGAACGATATGAAAATTTCTTTTTAGGTGCTCATTGGGATAATTCAAGTAAAACACCTGTCTATACTTATAACTCTTCTGGTACACGTATTATGTTGCGTGATTTTGATGATGATAATTTACAAGTTAAAATGCCTAAACGAACTCAGAATGAAATTTGGATACAGGTACAAAGTGAATTAGCTTTATATGTAAAGCAGAATTATTACATACAGGTAATGCCACGTTCTTTTAGTGATGATGTAAAAGAAAAGGCTTGGAAACAAAACTTGTATTTACGTTCTGTGTTGAGAGATGATTTTCTTGTTGAAACTTTACGTATGTTTCAGGATATTATCCTGTTCGGTACTGGATTGTTTAAGATAGTTAAAGTAAATGTTAAAGAACATGATGTACCGTTTAGAGTAATTAGAGTGTCACCGAAGGAAATTAGCATTGATCCTAACGTAGATAGATTTGAAGATATAAATTGGATTATACATAATATTGAAAAATATATTTTTGAATTAAAAGATAAATATCCCGATACGTTTAAGGTTGAAGCTGAGTTAGATGATTATTCTGTTATTAAAGTCAAAGAGTTTTGGGTCAAAGAAAAGAATGTGTGGAAGCGTTATTTGGTTTATGGTGGCAAAATATTAAATGAAAAAGAGGCTCAAGAAGTTGAGTATCCTTATCATCCGTTCGCTTGGTTTACTGCGAATATGCGTGTGAAAGGTGCATGGGGGATAAGTGAAGTTGAGCAGATTTTAGAGTACCAAAAAATGATAAATAAGAGATTGTCTCAGTATGATTACTATCTTAACTATCTTGTTGTGCCTGCTGTTAGTGTTGATGGTAATCTTGATCCTAATGAGGCGAAAAAATTTCCAATCAAGGCTGGTGAATATTACGTTACAAGAGGTGGACGTGGTGTAAATGCAATTTCATTACAACAGGCTCCTGAAAGTTATTTCCATAATAGTATAAATATTGCAAGAGATAGTATGCAAAGAACTACAGGTGTTACACGTGTTGTTGAAGGAATGAATGAACAAGGTGTATATTCAGCAAAGCATTTTGCAAATATATATGAAAGTGCTATAACAAGGTTGAAACTTAAAGAAGTTTTTTATAAAAAAGGATTTAGAGAATTAGGCAGAACGTTGCTTAAGTGGGGGGTTGATTATTTAGGTAAAAGTGGATATTTTATTATATATGATGAAAATAAGGATAAAGATGTTAAAGTTACATCAGACGATTTAAGGTTTGAAAGAATGGAAGTTAAGATGTTTACTTCGGATGCTAACTTACTTGATCCACTTACAAGGATTGATTACTTAATTAAGATGAAGCAGTATGCCCCTGAGATTGATAGCAAAGAAATCATTATGGCTACTGAAAAACTATTCCCAACTTATTTTACCGAAGAATATATTGATGCAATTAAGAAGCAGATTGAAATGGATAGAGATAAAGTTAATAGTGCTTATCAACAAATGAAACAAGCGAAACAACAGAAGGCAGAAACCCCTCAAATGCCTTCCCAACCACCAGCTGGGGGTGAACAAACCCCCGCTGAAGCTGGTGGGATAGTTGATCAAACTTTAGAAATACTTAAGCCGCTGATTGATGAGTTAATACAGAGGGGGAATAAAGAAGAAGATATAATTAATTCACTATCTCAAGCGATACAAGTTGAAATACAGAAAGGGATAAATGATCCGAATCAAATTGCTAAAGATATAGAAAATATTATTAGGGGAGGCTAATTATGGCTGATGATTTTAATTTTGATGTTGATTTAGACATTGAGGGAACTGAAGTTGCAGAAGAAGAAAAAGATAATGCAACGACAGCCTCACAAGAAAGCGATTTACCATATCCTGTCATGGAAGAGGGTGATGGTAAATTTGTCAAAATTCCTGTCGATGAGTTTGAAGAACTTAAGCAGGGTTCTATGCGTGCTGAAGATTACACTGCTAAAACACAAACTGTTAGTGCTTTGACTGAAAAGTTAAGGGAAACTATTGCTGCTCTTGAAGGCGATTTGCAAGACAGCGAAGGGAATGATATCAATGTTGATGATGTTGATTTTAATAATCCTACTTCGGCTGAAGATTTGCAGAAGAGAATTGAAGAGCTTGTTAATGAACGGGTTGCTCCTGTTTATGAGGCAGAAGCACGAAGGGCTATTGAAGAAGAAACAAAAGCCTTCAAAGAGAAATATTCTTTTATTTTTACTGGTGATAAACAGAAAGATGATGAGATTATGAGCCAGATTTATTTAACTGCAGCAACATATTCTCATAGTGATGGTTCCCCACTTTCACTTGAAGAAGCTTTTGCGGTGGCATTTAAGGATGATTTGCTAAATACTACTTCTTTGTTAGTGCAGAAAGAACGGGAAAGGCGTAAATTATGGGGTGCTGAGGCAAATACTAATACTGGTGCTAATGAACCTGTTGTTGCTTCAGAAGAAGATGCAGACAGAGCATTTCAAGAGAAGTTGATGGCATTGAGGGGATACTAAACTAATATAGGAGGCTACTATGGCTGACAATCTTATTCAATTATATAGTGAATTGGCACAACCGTATTTAGAGGTTGTAAAAAATACCTTTTATGAAGGTTCAAATATTCTTGACTTGATACTTAAGAAAAGAGCTGTTAAACTTGGGAAGACAGATTTGCTAAAAAATTCTACAATAAAATTACCAACTTATTCTGGTTATGAAAAGAAAATCTTTATTGATAATGATGTAGCTCTTTCTGATGATGAGGCCATCAATGGGATTTGGAAGAATGTAAGGGATGAGATAACTCCTTATGAACATGAAGTTAGTGGGATAACAGGTAAGGTTTTGCCTGCTAATATTAATCTTGCTGTTAGCATTACAAAAACAAAACTTCAAATAATCGAAGATTTGTTTAGAGCAAGAAAAGATCAGGAACTTAAACGGGCTATCAACCAGGATTTGGCTAAATTTAAAGCAGATTTAAAGTTTGGGTTGGCTTATGCTATTTACAATGGCCTTGGTGGTGATGATCCAATGTTTACTGATTATAACGGATACTACACATATCCACTTACATTGCCAAACGGTAGTACTGTAAATAAGCCTTCAAGACGACAGATTGAAGGTATCTATACGTTTGTGTTGAATAGAAATGCAACCAAATTGTATGGTATTGATACTTCTGTAAATAAGTTTTATAGACCAGAGTTCTTTGATTTTGTAACACAAGCTAATTATCCATTTGGTTATGATGCTAAATTTGGCAGTGGTATAACAAAGGCAAGCGAATTACTTGATACTTCTAATTCTATGACAGCAGGTGTACCTGTAATAATCGATATACTTTCGCAGGTTATATCAAGTATGACTATTGATAATAAGAGACCTGATGTAATATTATGTAGACGTGATATGTATCAACTGGTTGTAAGAGCAATGAGGGCTACTGAATGGCAGTTGACAGACAGTGCTAAGGAAGTTGAATGGTTGGTTAAGGCTGGTTATAAAGATCAGATAGTGATTGATGGTGTGCCTATTATACCAGATGATACAAAGAGAAAACATAGGGATGGTACATATACTTATGCTTGTCCTGCAAATGCATTTTTAGTGCTTGACTTGAGCCAGATTGAATTTGAAGCTCATAAGGATTATAACTTTATCAGCACAGATTGGGAGAAATCACCAACTGTAATTGGTGAATATATCAAGCAGTTTGATGCTACTGTTAGGTTTAGTGTTGCTAACAGAAATAAGCAAGGGCTTGTTCAGTTTGGCAATATTGATATGAATGCGTAAGGAGGTAACTTATGAGACTGTATAGAGGTGATATAAGTAAATATTATACTGAAGAGGTGTGGCCATTAGGTGCTATATCTCAGCAAGATGGCAATGTCTACAAATTTGTTAAAGCAACAGGTGAAGCAAAGATTAAGAAATATGATGCTGTGCTTGTAGATGTTGATAATACTGCTACACTTGCTTCATCTACTGGTGATAAGACTATTGTAGGTGTTGTGCCTATTGATGTATATATTCCAGCAAGTACTACTTATTACTTTTGGGTTCAGATTGATGGTGTAGCTGATGTAGCAACAACTGAAAATAATACTACTGATGTTACTGGCAAACCGTTAGTACCATCTTCAACTGCGGGGTCTGTTGCTCAGTATAGCAATAGTTTTGATGCTGCTTCCGATGGTGCACCTACTGATGCTGAATTGCAGGCTGGATTTGAAGATATACTTGAACAAACATTTTGGGCGTTGAAGGGGTTGGATGCTGTTGGTTATTCAGATGCTGATGTTATTGGGGATGTTGATGCTACTGTAAGTTACACTCATTCTACTACAACTGTAAGCGGTTCTGGGACTTATTTTACAAGGTGGTTTGTAGTTGGTGACATAATAAATATCGCAGGGACAGATTTGACAATTACTGGCATTACGGATGATGAAACTATGGCTGTGAGTGGCGGCAGTGTAGATATAGCAAGTACAAATAATTTCACAAGAAAAAGAAAAGTTGTAACCGTAAAGGTTTAGCCTTTACAAAAAAGGTCTTAGGTTAGACAAGGGTGGGCTACACCCCACCCTCTGTATTTATGGAGGTAATTATGAGTGCTAAAGATTTGCTTATAAGAGCAAGAGCAAGAAGCAATCTACCAAATAAGAAAAAGAGGAAGGGTTGGATACAACAAGCAAATATGGGAGTTAATCACGATATTCCAGCAGGTACTTTTTTGAAAAAAGCGGAAGAAATTGTTAGAATTATGTTAAAACTTACTAAAGGCGATGTTGGACATGCAATAAGAAAAGTGGTGTTTTACATAAACAGAGCTGGTGGTAATCCACCTAATGCAAAAGAAGTCAAAAAGGCATTGAAGATTTTACAAGAAAGAAATAAAAAATAATTTTACAGGGGAGGCATGAATATGGGGGAGGTAGTATGCGGATATTAAGTTTAGGGATCAATGATATTACACAACCTGTTGATGGATTGCCTATGTATTTATCTTATTTTGATGAATATTGCACTAAGATGGGTAATAAGTTGTTACATATCAATTTAATTCCAAACAGAATAAAGAAAGATGATGGGAAAGTAGAGATTAAAGATTTACCAATAAGTGGGAATAGAGTAATAAATGTATATAGTCCATTTCTATTTTTTGATGATTATTCTGATGTATATAAATATATTAAAGCGGTAGGGGTTTATGATAGGGCATTAATACAATTTAAACCTGATATTATATTTATGCATGATTGGATGTTTGTTCCTGTTGTATCGATGTTTAAAAAGAAAACTCCTATTGTTTATTTTGCTCATTTGTTTAATATAGGGCTTGCTAATGTGATTGGTTATGAACCAAGTTCACTTATTCTTAATTCTGAAACAATAGGTATGAATAAATATGCTGATGTTATTATTTGTAATAGTGAAAGTGAAATGAATGATATAAATGAAAAATTCCCGCAAACAAGTGGATATAGTTATTGGGTGCATTTAGGTGTAGATAAGCAGAAGTATGATTATTCTCCTGCAGTTGATAGTAATGTTGTTTTGTACTTAGGCAGGCTTGATCCTCAAAAGGGAATTGCTCAAATGCTTGAGGATTTTGGCAAAAATGAAATAAAGTTAAAAGAATTAGGGCTTGAATTATGGATTGCAGGGGATGGTTATCATTTTCCTGAAGTTGCTAAAATGCATTTCAATGGACAGGTTAAGTATTTAGGGCAATTGAGAGGGGGTGATAAGATTGAAGTAATAAAAAAAGTGAAGTATATGATATTCCCTTCTGTATATGAACCATATGGATTAAGTCTTAATGAAGGTTTAAGTATGGGGAAGATTTGTGTTGCTACGAATGTAGGGGGGCATGCTGAACAAATCAAGAATAATAAGAATGGTTTTTTAGTAAAAGATTTTAAGTTATTTGAGAAAATTATTGAGTTAGAAAATAAAAACAAAAAGCAATTAATTAAAGTTATGAAGATGGCACGTGAAACTGCCAATAATATTGAGGAGCATTTTAAGACTTTATGGAGGTTATTGAATGAAGTTTTATGAAGCATTGGAATGGCTCAGAAGTGATTTAGATGACGACAATGAACTTAATTATTTTTTTACAGATTTACAATTAAGTAATTTTCTTGTAAGAGGTTTGCAAGAAACTAATGATAGATTATTAACTGCTCATCGTTATCAGTTTATTATTCTTAATCAATATAAAGATGTTTATGATTTAAATCCAGATTTTATAAAAGCGATTCATATATATGACGTGAAAAATCAAACAGATATAGATTGGAATGAATATGCAAGTATGTTTGCTGTTGGCAATAAAACAACTGCTGTTGCTTATACTGGATATTTAAGGCGAATGAAAATTGACGATGCAAGACAAAAAATTTATTTTTCAGAACTGCCTGATAGTGATAATGATTATGCTTATACTATTTCTTCTAATGACTTATCTTCTACTCCTTCTACGATTACGATAACGGATACTACTAATAGTTTTTCACATTGGTTTGATCCTACGTGGGTTATTATTGAGGGTTATGCGTTAAAGGTAGTAAATATAGATGATATTGATAGCACGACTAAAAAACTATATATAAGTGAACAGATTGCTTTAACTAATGATGATGTAGGAATTAATGTCAACTCTGGTGAATTAAAAGAAGTTAGTATAGTTATAGATTATTATTACCAACCTGCAAAAGATACGTATCTATATAAAGCAACTGGTACTATAACTCTTGAAGCGGGTGAAACAACGTTGGATGTAAGTGTTAGTCCTTTGAGTAATGGTATTAATGTTGGTGATTATATTTTTATTGAGGATTATGGAGCAAGGGAAGTTATTGGTATAGATGACAATAATTTAACAGTTACGATTGAAGAAGAATTTAGTGATGTATTACCTGCTACAACAACAATGTATAGATATTATGTTATAAAAGCACAGGAGGATTTACCTGTTCCTGTAGAAATACAGGATATTGTATTACAATATGCTAAATATTACGCAATGTTGCGTTCTGCCGATCTTAATGCAAATAATCAATTAGCGATAGTGACGCGATTAATTGAAGATGAGAAACATAGACAGTTACAGGAAATAGTTAACAATAGGATGTTAGACGTACAGAAGGATGTATGGGGTGGTTTATATGGCTGAGAATATAAGGATTAATTTATCGCAAATCAAAGGGATGAATGTCAAACAGTTTGCACACGCAAGCAACGAAGTTGTCAAATTAGTTAATCTAAAGCCTGCTGATAATGGACTTGAGCAGAGGAATAGTAAGCAGAAGTTATTGGATAAATCGGTATTAGACACTAAAGATTTTGAAAAAAATTATCCCTTTATAAGGCGATTAAATATTCAAGGAGTTCAGTTTAGATTTATAGATGATACAAAGTTTATTGTTTACAATGTAAATTCACTAACATTAGTGGATATTTATGGTAATGTGTATGATACTTATAACATAAGTGAATATGGTTTATCAGCGTTTAAAGTAAAACTTGGTGTCAGCTCTGATAGAACTGAAATTTATTTAAATTGTATTAGATGTGATGTAGATAATGATAGATTAGAGTGGGTTATATATGCTTTTAATGTTAATGATAATTCAATATCTTTAATAAAGAATAGTGAGGAAGATTTTATTTATCTTGAATATATATTACTTAATAGCGATTATCCTTTTTATACGTATAATAATTTTTATGATAAGGATACTGATTGGGCAATGATTGTATATGAATTACAAACTAATGGAACCCCTGAATATGAATTTGGAATATATGCATATAATTTGGAAGAAAAATCTGATTTAATTGTTAAACATACACATAATGAGAATGATGGTTATTATATGAGCGGGATTTTTTCACCATATTGTGAAGTAATATCGGATTCTGTACATACTTTTTATACTTATGTTATTGATGGAGGTAGCAAATTTAGATATAATGTTTTTACCAGTAGTGGTTTTTCATCATATGAAGATCATCAATTAATTCCTGGGACTTTTTATAGTGAGGGGACTTATTATTTTGGGGATAATTGGTTGATTTCTATAGGGGCAGAGACGTATAAAATTTATAAATTAGATTTAATTTATGCAAATTATTCAACTTATGGATTAAACAAGCCATTGCCTTACAAATCAAATCACTGGAAAATTTTTATAGATTACAGATGGGAAAATCAAGTTGTGTTATTCACTTTTAATAATAGTCCAAATAATTTCTATTTATTGTCTGATGTTGATGATAATGGCAATTTAAATTTATCACCTATTTTTATAAATGCGAACGATGAAAATTATAGGTATATTGCATTAAATTCAAAATATATAATTTTTTCACAGGATATTACTCCTTATAATTTAGAAATATATTCTTTAATATCGATTATAAGATATAATGTATATTTGTCCAGTTTTAAAACTGGTTTGGACAATCTTGGTTATTTATTATATCTTAAAAATAACATTCTTATTCGTGGTCATACACAAATAGTTGAAAATGGAGATATATTTTTAACTAAATTTAGGGATTTATTTATAGTTAGCAGGGAAGATCCAGAAGGGGATGTGTCTGATATATTAGGTTTAAGACGTCCTATTACTGTTATTAAAAATAAGACCGATTATCATGATGATGATACAGATTTTATTGCTTATGATTATGATCCACAAACTAAATGGATATATAATGCTAAACTGATAAGAAAAGATGGTGATATTGGCAGATTGAATAAATATGGTTTTGATGGGGATATCCGTTCTGCTTGGTATACAGATGATGGTAAACTTCGTATGGTTGTTACAGATAACACTAGTGGCAATTATCCGTTTGATTATAGTGATAATGTAGAGCAAACTGCTTCATTTGGTTCTGATATTGCAAGTGTATGTAGAGCGTATGGTAGGTATGTGGCAGATACTACAACATCACTTTCAGGAGCAAGAACAATAACAGGGTTTCCATCATCGAGTGATATCATGAAAGTTTGGGCTAATATTTGTTTCAATGATGGTTCAAAAGACTGGGATTACTTTTTAACATTTTCTTATTATTCTTCTTTTGATGAATATTATATTAATATATATTCTTACGATGGGACTACATTAACTAATCTTTTAGCGTTGCAAGATAATGATATATTAGATTTCTATCCACTATATTTAATTAATTCTGGTAATTATACCAACAACTGGCAAGATGGGGCTTATTTTATAGTTGCTATTCTGCGAACGGATGGACTTTATTATTTAAAAGTTAAGTTTAATGTAGCAAATACATTAGAGGCATTAAATTATACGAAAGTGTTTGATATGCCTAATCATAACTATACTAAGTTATCTGGTAGGTTTCAAGAATTTGAGACCGCACAAAATTATTTTGATTATAATTCAGTGTGGGTATTTAATGAAGATGAAGCAGAGGAAATAGCATTTACTATGCAATATGATGATACTGATGGCTCGGTTATTGTTGATAATACTGAAGTGTTAGATAAATTCCATAAGAGTAAATTCCCGCAGTTTGATGAAGGAATACTTGATATTGCTGTTAGGCCATTCAGGTTTGAATATCCTATCAACAAGTCTATTAATACCCCAGTTAGGCCTTATTTTAAGATAGGCACTACAGATACGGTTTTAATAAACACACCTTCTGATCCTACTTATGATTACAGAGAAAACTTTTATACAGTGCCTGTGCTGAAAAATAGTATAGTGCCAATTGACTTTGATAATAGAATAGATTTTGATCCTATTAAGTCAATAGATAGTGAAGCTGGGACAATGGTAAGACACTTACACTGGTTATTATATGTATTGCCTTTGCCTGCGATTGATGCTTCAGCTGATGGATTAATGTTGTGTAAAGGTTGGTATAATGATAAAGGGGTTTATGAAGTTAAATCTTATGGTTGGAGTCAGACTGGTAAAGTAGATGATTTGATTATAAAAATGTTTAATCCTAACGATTTTACGGCTGATAATGTAATTATTTATAATGCTTCTTCAGGGAATTCTATTTTTATTTGGGATAAAAATCAATTTGAACATCATACAAAGATGACAAATCTTATTAATACTACTGATACGGAATATAATAATACTAAGATTGCGAATGAAGATTATGGGGGGTCTGTTATATTTAGCACTGATACTTATAGTAATGGTGAGGTTGAGAATGCTTTAGTGACTGAAAGTTTTGATTTAAAAGCAAATACGGAGTATAGGTTAAAATTTAAAGTTAAGGCAGGGGCAGATGGGGGGTTAGTAGTAAATGTGTATAAGGGAAGTGTTGGAGATACTAATAATTTAATAGACACATATTCAATTGATGTTACAACGAGTTATCAGGATATTGAGTATATATTTAGTTTGCCCAATGATGGTAAATATTATTTTGCTTTTGTTTTACAATCTACGTTTAATAATTATACGATTAGTGCGATGAATTTATTTATCAATTCTGATTTTACTAAACAGATACAATGGTCGTTGTATAGTGATGAAAAATTTGTAATAACTGATTATGTAGAACATAACGGTATTGGGGTATTCGCTGATAATTTGCATAATTCTGTTTATTTTACTGCTGGTGGAATTATGTATATAGATAAAGGAAATGCATTATTACTTGCAAGTCCAATATCACTAAATAGTTTTGATTATGGTGTTGTTGTTGGTAGTGAAAAACAAGTTATTCTTGTACAAGGGATTGAAAGTAATGTATTTAATACACAAGTATTGTTGAACAATGGAGTAGACAATAGATATAATATTAGTGCTGTTAATAGAAATGCGGTTATTTATAATAATTCTGGGATATTTTTATTTAGGGATGGCGAGTTATTTAGTATTGGGGATAATATTTTGCCTTATATACAAAATATAAATGACCGATATGTTACTATTGATCCTGTTGAAAATAAGGTTTATGTTAATATAGATTTGGAAGCAACAGGCAGACTTGATGTAGATTTTTTAGGAACAGATAGAGATATTTATTTAACCAATGGTTTTGCTGTATATGATTTGAATGTGAAGAGTTGGTATATATATGCTTATGAAGACGATGGGTTATCAAGCGGATTTGTTAGTTTTATCCCGTTTTTAAACAGGGTTGTTGGGGACACTGGTGATGATATAGCGATATTGGAAGTTAATGATAATACACAAAGAAGCAATGATTTAACTACTGAAAGGATACCAGTTTATATTTTGTTGCGTGAAATGAGTTTTGGGAACCCTATGTATTTAAAAAAGATACAAAGGATTATAATTGATAATTTAACGTTAAGGGGTTATAATGATATAAAACCTACAGATTATGTGAATATTAAATTTTACCAGAATTTAGATACTTATCATAAAGATGATAGAGTGTTAAAAGAAATTACGTTAACAAATTTTAAGTATACAAGTATGGGGATACCTATTGATGTAAATGTTTACACTGGTGCGATAGGTATTCTTATGGCAAGAACGGTAGATAATTACAATCCTAAAATTGTATTTAAAGACTTGATATTAACCTTGCAACGCAAAGTAAATAGAAAGCAAGGAGGTTGGTAATGGCTTATGGTAGTTTATGGGAAGGTTATGATAATATAAGCAAACAAGACCAATTGATAATTGGCTGGGAACATTGGAAAAGGACAGGTGAAATACCTGAACAGGTAGATGAAGCAGTTGGTGATAAATTAAGAATGCTGATTAAAGCATATAGAAGTAATCCATATTTCGCAAAATATATGGATGAAAGAATGTTAAAGGATAAACCTAAACCTAAAAATTTTAATAAAGAGAAAGCAAAAAAACTTTATAAATATTGTAGTTATTATAAAAAATATGGCAAGTTGCCAGATGATATTCCAGATGATTGGCGTAAAACAATGGAAAATATTATTAAAAGTGGTAACTTAAATAGGGTACTTGAAAAGAATAAGGAAAATTTAGAATTATTAAAAAATAATGCTTGGTCATTATCCTGGGAGGAAAGAAATAAATTTGTTGATGATTTATTGAAAAAAGCACAGGCGGTTGGTAGTGTGAAAACTGCTAAAGCAAAGAATGTAGTAAGTGAAATAGAAAATAAAATAAAACAGAGATTGTTGAAACAAATGAGTAATAATCCTGTTATTACTTCTTATGGAACAAGAGAAAAAATATTAACACGAACATTTAGCATTCCTGAATCAGAAACCACCAAGCCACCTACTAATAATAATTTATCTAATACTGGTATATCTCATTCATCTGGCGGGCATACTGGTGGCGGTTTATCTGGTGGTAGTTCATCTGGTGGTAGTTATAGATATCCGAGCTATTCGAGTTATCTGAGTTATTCGAGTTATCCGAGTTATCCAAGTTATTTTTAGAGGAGGTAAATATGTTAAGTTATCCGAGTTATTCAAGTTATTTTGATACAAATGCTTATAATCCTTTGAGTTATTCGAGTTATGAGAATTCGCTTAATTATAAGCAGAAGAGTAGTAACAAAAAATATGGCAGTTATTTTGTCAATGCAATGAGGAAGGTGTTGCTAAAAAAAGGGGCAAATTTAAATACTGGTAAGAGTGGGACAAAGAACATTAGTTCTTTTAATCCACAAGCGTTTGATTTAGGTAGAGTTTTAGAAAAATTGAAGTAGGGGGTGAATAAAGTGGTTAATTATACAGGTAACGAGAAACTTTCAGATGTAGATGTTAAACCGCTTAATATAGGAGTTTCATTCATTAAATCAGATAATAATTCGAAGAATATTTCAGCAGAAGAGCTTAAGCAACAGGATAAAGCATATTCTGTTGTAAAAGAAGTTATTGCTAAGGATTTATATAGAAATGACATATCTATCCCACAAGACGAAATAGATTTTGCGGTTTCATCCCCACGATTAAGAAGCGGGGTAACCTCAAAAGATAATGCATATATAAGTGAGATTATAAGAGGTGCGACTGAGGTTAAAGAGGTTGAAACACCTGATGGTAAAGTTCCAGTTTATGTGAAGAAGGAAGAAGAGATAATAAAAAAGGGTGATAAAAAAATAAAACAAACAGTTTATAATTATGCTTTTATTACTAAAAATGGCACTTATTTTAATACATTCGTTAAAACCTTACCAGATAAGAAAGAACCACCTACAGATGATACTACTAAAACCTCTAATACTACTAAAATTCCTCCTGCATATATACGCAAAATAGGGTATGCTAAAGCTGCTTTAAAATTGCCCACATTAGAAAAAACTCTTTCTAAGAAACAAAAGCATGAATACAAGGCTATTACTGCAACATCGAAAGGTTGGATGGATGCACGATATGGTTCTGGAGTTGGTGGGGCTTTAGCTAATTTAGCATTGATGTATTTTACTGGGAAGGCAAAAGATAAAAAGTTTGCAAGGGAAGAAGCAGCGAAAGTTGTTCCTGAACTTGAAAATACTGCAAAAAAATATAGGCAAGAAAAAGAAGCAGTTAATAGTTTACTTGATTTTGGCAAAATAAAGAATAAGGTTTACTATTTAGGTAAAGACAAACAATACCATACTGCAAGTTTAGACTCTAAAACTACAAATAAATATAAAACAATACTGAAAAAGATTGGGGTTGATCCTAAGATGGTTGATACAGTTAACAAACAATTGCAAACTGCTAATACTCCAGAAAGCAGAAAACAAGCATTGAAAAATTTGCAGATGATAAATAGGATCATAAATACATGGTATGATGAAACTATTAAGAAATATGAAACTGATGTTGAAAAATTAAAGAAGTTTGCAGAAGGCAAAGGAGGTTTACCTAAAGATGTTGCAAGTTTTGAAGTTACCAGAGAAGGAGTGAAAAGGCCTTTAACACAGGAAGAAAAAAGTAAGGCAACATATCAAATGCTTTTGCAGAAGGCAAAATTGCAGGCTCTGCTTGATAAACTACAAAGTACTGGTTTAAAGAATGAAAAAACAAAAGCAGAAATAGCAAGGATTAAATCACAAATAAATCAAATAAATGCAAAAACAAAAGCAATCAAAGAAGGCAAAATGTCAAGTGCTGATGAATTTATTAAAACATTTATGGAAGCATTAAAGAAATAAGAGGGGATTATGGCGAAAGCAAAAAATATTAGCTCTTTTTTAACAGAAGAACAGCTAAAGAAACTTGCTGAAATTGTTGCAAAAGATCCTGAAAGATATTATAACCAGAGTAGGCTATTTCTTGAACTTGAAAGTGCAATTAATCCTGAACAGGCAAAATTATTAAACGTTATTCAGTCTACTGCAAAAGCATATCTTCCTAAAGGGTATGAATCCAAAAAAGCAAGTGAAGTATTTGAGAAGTATCCGCAGATAAAGGAAGCTGTTGAAAAAGATCCTAAGAAAGCATTTAAAATACTGTACCAAATGTATAATACCCGTAAGTTTGATAAAGAAGCTCCGTATTTGGTTCCACTTATGGATTATACAAAGGCGAAACTTTTACAAAAAAATATAGATCCTACTGATGTAATAGAAAAGAAAGGGACTGTTAAAAAGACTTGGGAGTTTATTGGCAATGTATTACAGTTGCCTGCAAACCTACTTGCAGGTGCTACACAAAAAACTTTAAAACTTACATCTGGTAAAAAACCAGTTGCTCCTGTCAAATTATGGGGAGGTAGTTGGAGTGATGTAATACATAGTGAGTATATTAAAAAACATCCAGAATTGCTTGATATAATTAGAAAAGTTGCAATGAATGAACAATTAACAAATAAAGAATTAGAAAAATATAAAAAAATGCAAAAAACTACAATGTGGGGTGGGTTAGCTGGTGATGTGATTCTTGACCCGTCAAATTTGGTAGGTGGGGTTGCAACAAAATTAAATAAGTTTAAAAAAGCATTAAAAACTGTAAAGACTGGGACAGAACTTTCAACGAAAGCTAATAAACTTGTTTCAATTGCAAATGCTTCTATTGATATAGCAAAAGGGATGAAAAAAGTAGGAGCTGCGAAGAAAATTTTAAGATCAAGCGAAAGGATATTGGATATACTTGGGGATACAAGCAAACTTGACAAATCTGCTAAAGCTGTAAATAAAATTGCTAAAGCAACACAAGAAGTAGAAAATATAAAGCAAGCATTAAAAACAGTTGATAAGATTAAAGAAGCAAAAAGATTATTAAAGAATATAACAAAAGCTCAAAAACGTCTTTATGAGTTTGATAAAGCAATAAAAGCAGTTAAAACAAGTAAAACAGCAAGAAAGGCAGGTGAGTTTGCTGAAGTTGTTGAAAAAGGAAGCAAAGTTGTAAGCAAACCTGCGATTACAGGAAGCAAATATTTAAAAGGTAAACTTGCTGGATTAAGACGTCTTTTTATTTCAGATTTTGCACGTCCACTTGAGAATATAAAAGAACAAGCAAAGATTGTAGAAAATGTATATAAATCTATAACAAACAAGGCACAACAGGATATTCATGCTATGTTAAAAGCAGTTGCAAAAAAACATAAAATGAAAGTTGATGATATAAGTAAAATTGCAACAGATTTTATTGAAAAAGGAGAAAAAGCAAATATTCCTAAATTAATAGCAGAAGATTTAAAACCTTTAAAGGATTACTATTCTGATTTTAATAGGCATTTAATAATACAAGAAGCAATAGCAAATGCTAATTATACTCCTATTGGTATGAGTGAAAAGAAAATTAGTGAGTTTAGAAAGATTATCAAACCTCTTAAGGGGTTTGATAGACTTAACAACGAAAACAGATTGCTTTTTGAAAAGGCTTATAAAAAAGCATTTGATTGGCTAAAAGATAATTATACACCAAAACTTGGCAGTGATTTGTTAGTTGAAACTTCAAAAGCTGATAACATAGCAACTGCTGTAGAGGAATATTTACATCACACAATTACTGATGATTTTAGAAAATACCTTGAAGCAATAGACAAATCTCCTACAAAGCAAAAGGCTACTAAATCAATTAAATTTGGTTTTCAAAAATTAAGAAAACTGGATGCACCTGTTAGCGAAATAAATAAGCTTGCTGAACAAGGTAAATTATTTGAAGGATTTAAAGGAAAAGTATTTGAAGAAGACTTAAGAAAACTTACACTTGCAAGAGTTGCTAAAGGGACTAAGTCTGTTTTTTATAACAAATTTATAGACAGCTTAAGGGAGATGGTTAAAAAGAACGAAGGCAAGTTGTTTTTAAAGAAATATAAAAAAGGTTATGTAAACATAGCAAAATACTTAAAATTAGATGAACCTGTATTTGCTCCTGAAGATATCGCAAAAACGTTAGAAATACTTAATAATCCTGTTAGATTTAAAGGGGTATTAAAACAGGTATTTAAACTTTATGATACAACATTATCATTTATTAAAGGTATGCTTACGGTTGGGTCATTACCTAAAGGTGTGTCGTTTTTTACAAGAAACATGGTAGGGAATATATTTAATTCTTTGCTTTCGGATGTTAGTACAGCATCTCTAACTAAAGGCTGGGCTTTAGCATTGAGACTTATGAAAAACTCTGAAGCGGTTAAATCTTTTGTAACGAAGAATGGTAAAGTTTATACAATCAAAAAAGTTGCTCAACTGCTCAGGGAACATGGTATTTTAGAAGGGGAATTTGCAACTGAAATATTGCAAGATATAGAGACTTCGGGGAAGGCTTTAAAAAGAGTGGGGGGGAAGATATTGCTTGCTCCTCAAAAAGCAGGTGCTAAGCTAAATGAATTAATAGAAAGCCATGCTAAGATAGGTTTGTTTATTGGTGCTTTAATTGATGGCAAACCTCCTGTTGAAGCAGCACGGGAGGTTAAAAAGATATTGTTTGATTATAGTGATCTAACTACATTTGAGAAGCAAGTGATGAAAAGAATAGTACCATTCTGGACATGGATGAGGAAAAATATAGGTTTACAATTAGAAAAAATGCTTACAAAACCTTATTCAAGAGGTTATAGAATTATAACTAAAGCAGAAAGAGATATTAAGTCTCAGAAAGAAACTATAATTAACCCTAATTATAAAACTGGATTTCTTGCAAATAAAAACGCTTTGGTTTTGTGGAAAGATCCTGTTAATAGAAAGGCTTTATTGTTTATGCTGGATGGTTTTACACCTAATTACGATTTAAATGAGATAATAAGAATTCTTAAAAATCCACAGCAATTTGCTTCTGAAAATATTAATCCAGTTTTAAATATGCTGTTAGGTGCTATATTTGATTGGGATGTTGAGAAAAAGCGTCCTTTTACAGAATTACATGGGAAGAAAGTAGGATTGCCTGAAGCATTATTTAACAGACTTATTAAATTATCGCCTTTTTATAGATTGTGGAGTAACAATATTTTTGGTTTAAGAGGTAATGCAAAAAGACTTGATATATTTAATCGGATTAATACATTGCCTGAAAAGTCAAGACTGCAAAAAGTGATGTCCTTGCTTATTGGTACGCCTTTGGATTATGATGAACGATATGCAAGAATTATTAAAAACAGAAACGAAAAACAGGAGTTGTTTAGACAAATAAGTTTAGCTCTTGCTTTGTTGAAAAAATTTAGGGCTAAATATGCTGGTAATAAATATCCTAAAAAGGATATGAAAGAAATAGCTCAAACTATACTTAATATATATAATGCTATTCAAGGTGGTATGAAAGCAGGTTATATAACAGCTCGAGATAAAAGGCTTATATCTTACTTCAAACGATTGTTAATAGACTTTGCTAAAACTGATGCAGGGTATAAACTACGTGCGGGTTTACTGAAACCCGGAGACTTAAAGGGGACTAAATGAAGTTTGAAGGATTTAATTTTAATATATTTGGCATAAAAGATTTTAACATCTTAAGTGCTTTTAAAAGTTTGATAAAACAGAGTGCTCTTATCAGAGATGATTTGCAAGAAAACGAAACTAAAATTAATGATAATACAAGACAATTGCAAAATCATATAAAGGATGAAATAACAAAAACTAATAAAGTACACGGAATAAAACAAGGAACTGGTGGGCAGTTTGATGCAGACAAATTGGATGGATATGAGGCTGATGACTTTCTATTAAAAGCAGATTATAATGCAATGTTATTAACTGCTTTTTTAACGGATACTAATTCTGACGTATCGGGATACTATTATTATACGTATATATCTGAACCTGCTTCGTCTACATTAACGATAACAAATATAGAAGTAGGTAATAATCAAATTTTGTTTAGTTTTATAAATGACAATGATGAAGGTTTGCCTACTATATTAGCAAGTGGTAATTACATAGCACGTATTGTTGCGAATAAAACAAATAAAAAAATGACTATAAAATTAAAATTTGCTTTATATGAAAGGGATAGTTCGAACGGGGATGAAACGTTAATTTTAGAAAGTAATGAATCAGAAGATTTATTAACTTCTAACGAAGAGCGTATTATTACTGCTTATTTGCAAGATGATTATCTAATTTCGATAGGCAATAGGCTTGTTTTTAAATTAATTGCTAATGTTACTGGAGCGGGGGGATTAACAACAGATGTTACTGTTTATTTAGGGGATACAGATGATAGCAGATTTGCTTTAAACACTACAACTTCATCTTTTAAAGAAATTTTTGCATTAGAGGACTTGAGTAATGTTGATGATGAAGTAATTTTAACAAAATTAAAGAATGTGGATGGTAGTGGGAGTGGATTAAATGCAGATATGTTAGACGGTTTTCAAGCAAGTAGTTATTACAATCCCGTTGCAGGGACTTTATTAAGTTTGGATAATAATGCAAAATTTCCAAACTCTGTACTTTATACAGGTAGTGGGAACGGTTTAGATGCAGATAAACTTGACGGGCAAGAAGGAACTTATTATGCGGATAGTAATCTATCTAATGTTGATGACAATACAATACTTGACAAACTGAAAAGCGTAGATGGTGCTGGTAGCGAACTTGATGCTGATTATGTAAGAGGACTTCCAGCAGATTTTACAAATTCAAAAAACACAAATGGATATACAAAATTGCCAAACGGGATAATTATCCAGTGGGGGAAAATAAATGGAACTTCCGATGGGGGGTACATTGGTGTAGATGTTACTTTTCCTGTTGCTTTTCCTAATACAGTATTATCAATTCAAGTAACACCAAAAGATATCTCTGGTGCAGGGAAGGCTGAAATAGGAACATATAAATATATAACTAATGAAAGTTTTAGATGTTATGTAGAAATGTCTAACAATTTAGTTGATGGAGTAACTTTAGAAGGTTTTTGGTTAGCGATAGGTTACTAAAGGAGGTAAAGATATGAAATACGGTGTTTTTAACGAAAAAGGCTTGCCGAAAGCGTTTTATGATAGCGAAATACATAAAATCATACCGAGTAAAGCAATAAAAATTACAGACGAACAATGGCAGAATTTAATAACAGGCAATAAAATTTTAAAAGATGGACAAGTGATTGATGTGACGGATAAAGTTTGGGATGACACACAACAAGATTGGATTGATAAAGCAACTTGCGATTGGTATTTAAAACAGGAACAGATAAAAAAATATAAAAAGAAAATCAAAAAAGCAAGGCAGTATATATTGCAAGCACAAACTTATGTATTAGACAATGATAAAATACAAGCACGTATAAACAAATATAAAAATGCAATAGTAGAATATAAAAACAAAATAAAGGAGTTAAGAGAATGACAGTTGATGAAAAGATAAGGATGCACGAAGCAAATTGTTTAGAAAAGAGGCAGAGTGAATTGGAAATAGTGAGGCATGATATTGAAGAACTAAAGAAAAAAATAGATTTATTATTAGAAAAAGAGGAGGCAAAGCTGATGTCAATAATGGAGATGGGCAAAGAAAATGCCGAATTAAGAATGCGACTTGAGAACCTTGAAAAGAACTTTGAGGAACGCAAACAAGATAACAGGGCTGCTATATCTTTGAGTATAGCGATTATTAGCGTTATAATGAATATATTAGTTTTAATCTTTAAAATCAAGGGGGCAATATGATTGATAAAGATAATGATTTTCAGTTTGTTTCAGGGATTATTGTTACTCTCATTATAGGATTATTTGTGTTAACACTTGCAAAGTGTGTAATGGGGGTTTAGTATGAATATAAAATGGTTAAGCAGAAAATTATTTGCTTTTGTTACATTGTTTATAATAGCGGTTTATTTTAAATATATTGATAAACTTAGTGATCTATATTTTACTATTATTATACTTGTAAATTATATTACATACTTATACGTTCAAGGTAAGATAGACTTACAGACTTCAACTATAGATACTCCTTATTTTAAGTATAAAAAGGAGGATAAAAATGAGACCTAAGTTTGATAAAAATGAAGTGATTAATATGATTGTGGATGTAAGTAATGAAAATAAAGTGGAACCTGCAATAATGCTTGCTATTGCAGAGCATGAAAGTAATTTTGATCCACTTGCAAAACGGTTTGAACTTAATATTTATCGCAGGTTAGCAAGCGGGACTGGTTGGCTTGGCGAATTCTCAGGGCAAGTTTTAAAATATTCAAGGTTGCGTAAGGTTAGTTTTGATACGGAAGCAGCTGATGAAAGTTTTAGTTACGGATTGTTCCAGATTATGGGTTTTAATTTGAGGCATATGAATTACAATTATCCCGATTTGTCTTCATTTCTTTACGATATTCCAGAGCAATGTTTATATGCAATTGCTTTTGTTAAAGATTTGTTAGGCAAATATGATGACTTAAAAGATGTGTTTAGTGTATATAATTCAGGTAAGCCTTATGGCAAGAATGGAAGCGGTAAAATATATGCAAATAATGTAATGATAAAATATAAAAAATGGAAAGAGAAAATAGGAAAAGGAGAAATATAATGCAGATAATTATAGTTGCATTCTTAACGGGTTTGTTATTAGGTTTTGGTGGTGGGTTTTATACTGGTTATAAAACAACAGAAAAAACAATTATAAACAACATTCAGCAAAAACAGAATACTGAAGTTAAAAATTACAATAGGATAACTCAACAGCAGATACAAGAAGTTATTACATACATAGATACAAAGAAGAACTTACACTTAGTAAAAACTAACTACATCACTAACTATATAACTAACTCAACTGTTGTAACTAACTTTATTACTAATACATCAACAACCAATAAGACAGGAGGTTTAAAATGGCTCAAGTAGGCGAAAGTGTTACTGGATACAGAATAAGTGATAGCCCAGCATTATCTATACCAGTAATAGGCGATACGATAAAATGGCTTTACAATCCAGATATTCAAAATGCAAGACAGAATGCTTTTAAGAAAGCAGAAGAACTTGTAAACAGCCAGGAGGAACTTACAAAAACATTACAACAAGCTGCAAAAAAATATCCTAAGTTTAGGGATATAATGATAAAGCAGGGGTATATGACCCCTGATGGTAAGATTAATTACCAAAAAATGGTTGATACTGGATATTTAAAGCACTTAAAAAATATGATGAAGGATGCTATAACTCAAATAGATGCAAGCATAAATAAACAAGCGGCATTACAAACTGCTAAATCCCCTGCTGGTATATCCAGTACTTCAATGGCAAACTTAAAGCGAAAGGCTTTACTTGATACTCAACGCAAACTATTACAACAATATGCAAGACAAGTAAAAGGAGAGAGGGAGAGTGCATACCAGAAAGCATTAGGTTTAGGTAGTATGATGGCTTCCAAAGAACAGCAGGATTTTATAAATAAATATAACTATATAATCAATAGTAAGAAAAGCGATATAGCCAAGAAAAGAGAACTTTATAATCTTGCGGCTCAATATGCAGCAAGTCAATCAAAAGGGATATTCCAAGATCCAGAAAAACTCCTGCAACTTGCTGGAACAATAGCTAAAATAGTTTAAAACAAAAGCAGGGTAATAAACCCTGCTTCTTTTTTTTACCAACCTAATTCATTACTTAAAGGAGTATTAGCATTAGCATTATAATCAAGTCTACCACCTTGTTGTGGTTGGTATTGCTGTGGTTGTGGTTTAGGTTGTGATAACTGTGGTTGGTATTGTTGTGATAACTGTGGTTGGCATTGTTGTGGTAATGGTTGTGGTTGGTATTGCTGTGGTTGTGGCTGTTGCTGTCTATTGTATACCTGATAAGGTTGGTTAGGCACAAATTCATAGACAGTGTAATCATCGCCATATTTTCCTTTCTGTCTTTTCCTTGCAACAAATAATGTCACATTTTTCCTACCTTGTTTTAATGCCTTATTTGCCACTGTCCTAAACTTGTCAAGATTAATGCTAACCTTAATAACTCCATTTCTGTCAAACCCCATACCAACATAAGTCTTGTTCTGCATATATACCTCCTTTATTATAGTTTATCTTATTATCCAAAAGTAAAATAAAACAATATATATTTTACTTTGAATTAAACTCTAAAAGTTTTCACCTAAGTCTGGGATATACTCAAACTTTGTATACTCTCCTATCCATCCAACTCTAATTATCCCTGTGGCACCGTCTCTATTTTTAGCGACAATCCATTCTGCTTTTCCTTCATCATCAGGCAATATCTCATTAGGGTCTTTGTAATATGCAGGTCTGTGTAAAAACATAACAAAGTCTGCTTCTTGTTCTATTCCCCCACTGCTTTTTAAATCAGACAATCCTGGTCTATGTGTTGACCTTGCGTGAACTTCTCTGTTTAGTTGGTGCATAAGCACTATAGGAATATCTAATTGTTTACGCAAGTCAGATAAATGTCTAACAGTATCTTCTATTTCGTATGCTTTATTTTCAAAATGTTTTGAATTGCGGATATGAGTTAATTGATCTATAAATACTATATTTATATCATATTTATATTTCATCTTTTTTATTTCTTTTAGTAAATCAATTAATTCTATTGTATTGCTATCTATTATATAGATAGGTAATGATTGTATATATTCTCTAACTTCTATAATTTTATTAAATTCATCTTGAGTTATTGTTCCTTGCTGGATAGCAGATAAAGGGATTAATGATTTGAAAGACAACATTCTGTTTAGATTTTCGCTTGCTGTTGTTTCCAGATAAAATATCCCAACTTTTGTTCCTTGTTCTGCCATATTCAAAGCCATGTTATTAACGAATGCTGTTTTCCCCATCGCAGGTCTACCAGCAATTACGTACAATCCTGATTTCCAATCATTTGTATAAGTATTAAGATCCTTAAAATTGCTTTTTACAGGGTATATAAACTCTCCTTTCATTTTCTTTTCAAGTATTGTGATGTTATGTTGTAGCACTTCAGCAATATCAGTTTCTTTTATATCATTTTCTTCAACTGTTTGCATAAGAATATTTTCTAATTGTTTAATATCTTGTTCATTTGTTACATCTATACTTTTAAGTTGTACTTCCACTTCTTTAGTTTTTAAATAAATGTTCCTTAAGTAATAATACATATGCAGAGTTTTACAAGCATGCGTATATATGTTTCCTACTAAATTACTTATATCTGGCAATGTATGTAATATTTTCTCCAAACCATCTCTTTTTGCTCGTAATTGTATTGAGAGAGTGACTAAATCGATTGGTTTGGAAGTTAATATATTATTTTCGATAAGTTTAAATAACTCTTGATGCTCAGGATTATAAAACCATTGTGCTTTTAAGTCTGTTAAGAATAATAAATCAGGAGTTTCAATTAATCTTTTGATAATCTGTTTTTCTAAGTTTAAATCATATAGTTTCATTTTTATCTTCCAGAATTTGTTTCTCTTTATCAGATAATTTATTCCATAATTCAACATACATATTCCATTTTTCTCTTGGTATTGTATTTTTAAATAAGTAAAATAAGTCACTATATTGTTTGGCTTCCTTTTTTATTGTAACTGGTTTTATTTTACCTTGTCTTTTTAATTCAAAAACAATTGCTTGAAAATTTTTCAACAACATTTCAAGACACATTCTATCATGATAAAACTTACTGCTTTTCATATACTCCCAAGCAGATATGACTAAATTAGCATTATAGTTCGATATTTCTGCAAGCTTATTAATGATAGCCCAATCCTTTGCTACTAATTTAACAGGAATTTCATTATAGAAGAAGTCTTTTATTCGATTAAGATTGTTTAATTGAACGTCGTTTAGTTTTCTTCCTCCCATTCAATGCCTCCCTAATTCTTTTACTTGCAAAATCTTTGACAAGTTGTTGTTTATTTATTCCACAATTACTTATTCCACAAGTGGTTACGTATATACCATATTCAATAGCAAATGCCATCGATAAAAAAAATATAAGCATAAATAATTGCTTAGGCAAATGAAAAAGGATAGCAAGCATATCAAACATAGTAAGCTCTTTTTGACTGTTTGTCTGGCTTTCGTTAATAAGCCTTCTCTTTTCTCTTCTTAATTTTGCTATTTGATTATTAATTTGCTTTGTTCTGTAATAATAGATAGCATTAGTGCGTTGTAGGTATTGTTCGTTAAGCCTAAGCAAGTTTTCAATCTGTTTATCTATCCTTTTTAATTCATTTATATTGTTTTGTAATAGTTGATTATTTATTTCTGCTTGGTTACTAACGTTGCTAACTGCAGTGAGTGTATAACCTATACTTGCAAGTATTGAAAATGAAAGTGTGATGATATAGGCTATAAGCATTTGTTTTAAATGCTTTTCTTTCCACTCCTTCAAGCTTACTACTTTTAATAGTTCGATAGCCCCTGCCAACACGGCAAAGGCTATCGATTTAAGGAGGGTTGTGGAAAGAGAGAGAAACATATTAATTGAAAGTGAAGTTGAAATTAATATTAGTAGTATATTAGTTATTGTTTTGATTGTTTTCAAGTTGTACCCTCAATCTTTTTATAAATTCCACTTTATCATTATAACTCATTCTTTCATTATAGTCAATATTTGAAGGTAATATTTGAGCTTTTTGCATTGAAACGACAATTATATCCGCCAGTATGCTAAACACTGTTTTCTTATTTTCGCCAAGTTCTTCCCATCGTTTAGCTTTAAAGCTTTCTATTAAGGCTTTAACATCGGAATTATCTAAGAATCCGTGTTTTACAAACCATATAACCAACTGTTTCTCTTCGTCAATTTGTGGTTGAGATTGAGGTTCAATTACTTCAACTTCAATCTGCCTTTGTTGAGGTTGTTGGTGTTGTGGTTCCTGCTTCCCATATTCATAATCCATATCCACTTCTTCAGCACTTACTTCACCCCATGCCAACATATCAGATATGGCTCTGTTTTTTGCTCTTGTTTCTGCCGTTGTTCGTGTTTCGTGCTCTGTTCTCCGTTTGCCTTTTTCAAATTGACTACAACTACCTAAACCTACCACAAATTGCCCATTCGGTGCGGTTGCTTTTGCTTTGATATGGTAGGTTACTTCACCTGTACGTGGATTTACTTCTCTGCGTTCCTCAATTACATCAATTGATAGCCCAAACACAATCGCTAATTTTCGCCAGTAAGATTTTTTCTTAAACTCCTTGCCTTGTATCATTACAGTATCTTCTGGCTTTATAAGAGATTGTAATAACTTTGCTCTTTCTTGTATAAGCGAAAGAGCCTTTTCTGGTTTAACGATTAATTCTTTATCTGTCATGTTTGCCTCCTTATAAGGTCTCTAATATTTATAAAATTGCCTTTGATGTTTAGTTGAGGTGGTTGAGGTGTATGATAGTGCCAAAAAAAGTCTTGTATTTTTTCTCTCTCTATTTTATAGAGAGAGGTTTGCCCTAAAAAAAGCCAGTGTTCTTTTGCTGCCTCATGTTCTAAAGAACTTTTAACAAACAATAATGTATATTCTTTAATTTTTACTAAATTTTCATCGATTATATTTATCTGATATATATCGTCATTACTCAGAAAGATATCCACATCATAATCTATTATAAAATTCCCAGCAGGGGTTATTATAGATAATGCATGTGCCTTTAGTGGGATCGCAAATTGTTCTATATCTTCTGCTACCAAACCATCTGTCCAACGATCGCTTGGAATATTCATCCACCATACGTAAATATACTCCCGTGTTTCAGGATTAAATAGTTTCTCATTTGGTTTAAGATTGTATTTCTCAATACCTTTGATCCAGTGTATTGCCATATCTACTTTACCCCCTAAATTTTATTTTATCATTTTCAATTACTATACCTATGTTTTTTTTCTTTATTTTTTCAAGAATATACTCTGCCATTGCGTCAAATAATGCATGCTTTTTAATTCCTAATCTTTTAGCATATGCAGTCAACTCATCGACTGCTTGAGTTCTAAAATGTACAGCTGTATAGCCGTAATTGTCCCTCTTGTATGCCATATTAACCTCCTACTTTATATTATATTTAACTTTACGTTCCCACTCTTTATATACCTTTTTATATTTCAACCCGTGGTACTTAAAATCTTTTAATGATGATATGTATTTAGATAAATATTTGCTTATAATATAAGCATTAACCTGTTCATATTTACCACCTGCAAGTAGCATATCATCGCTTATAGCAAAACCTATCCACCTCAATATTTCCCATACTGTTGTATGATAATATTTACTCAATGTTGGCGAAAGAAAAATATAACAAGAAATAGTAAATCCTTCAACTGTTTCTATATCCTCATCAGGATAACACTGAACATATGTTTCATAGTCGTATACCATTATCCACATAGGATCTTCATAAGAACTAATAAAATCCCCTATAGTATAGGAATTACTGGATAATTTGCTGTACCCTTCTTTAGTTAATACTGGTTCCAATACACTTACTGGTAATTCATACATATCAATAACTGTATGCAAAATTTGTAAAATTTTCTTCCTGCTTACTACGTATCTATTGTTTTTCTTTCCCCTTACAATATAAGTGTTGCTCCATACCCACACTATATCATTATTCATATCTGAATAAAACCCTATTTTGTATTCTTTACCTTTATACCAGTGTGAAAAATACCCTGTAGGGGCTGGATGCGTAAGTCTGTATTCCCTTTTTACTTCTTTTATGTAAGCAAGATGAGAGCATATAAGATAAGTTAGATACGAAACTACCACCAAAATTCCCCAAACAAGAGAGAATATGTTTGCTATTCTTTTGTTTCTTTCCTTGATTTTATCCTGCATAATACCCTCCTTTATTTTTGTTTAAAACATAAAAAATAATACTCAAATTCATATCCTTCTATTTTGCCGTCTATCCTAACAATAGGATAGGAGTCAGAAAGATTTAAATATAGTTTCTTAAATATTAATCCTTTGATTTTACTAAGCTCAACTATATGCTTGTGGTTAAAACAATGATATTGGTAAATTGTCATTAATAATTTATCTATTGGATAAGCAGATATTAAGTAATAAGAAGAAATATCAATTTGTTTAGGAAATTTTTCTTCATTTAGAATAACAGATTTCCAATCAGGATATCTAATGCCGGATTTTTCTAATTCTATCGCTGGTATTATATTTCCAGCGACCCCCATATTTTCTATTTCTTGCTTCCCATTTGGAAAACCTACGTTATTAATATCAAGTAGCATATTCTTCTCCATTTCTTGATTCATTACAGCCGTGTTTATTTTTACCACAACCATCCTTTTCCCATCCGTTGCTATTATTTTTTTATTTTCTAATAAGGCATATTTACAAGCTTCGTTATAATCATCTTTTTTATTAGTACAAATTCTAAGTAATTTCAATAAATTCTTTTTTGCTTTCATATTTCCCTCCTTACCTATTCTTCTACAAACAAGAAAAGCAATATATAGCATATTACAAATAATTCCACCCAGAAAAACCAGTTTTCTTGCATAAATACCTCCTTAAATTTTAGCAAATCTCTCTATATATATAGAGAAAATAAATGTTAAGATGTAGTAAAAAATGAGTTATTTTTTAGTTATTTTTTTAAATAAGATTTTTTGACAAGATGTAATGTAAAAGGTATAAAAAAAAGAGGCAAGGCTTAACACCTTACCTCTAAAAAAAAAGGCAAGGTCTAATGCCTTGCCCCTTTGATTTTTCATTCCCAAACTGTCGGAAAACCTGCTTCTTTCCAGGCTTCCCAAATTTTTTCTTCATTAACTTTTCTTTCAATTTTTGCCCATTTTATTTCATCTGTAGAAGGATCGCGGCCACAAGTAACTATTTCTTCTACAAAATCATTTAACTTACCGTTACTTGTCGTAACGGTAAGAGAGTTTCGGCAGGAAAATAATCCAGTTTCTCTAGCTTGCTCTTCGCTTAAGATAAAAGATACATCACTCTTTATCCCATCTATTTCCCCTTGTATTTTTCCAAGGGGGAGATTTATTTTTAATTCCTCTCTTATTTTATCTACACCTTCAAGCCCTATCTCTTCTTGGTTTAGAGAGATAGCAAATCCATAGTTGAAAAACCTTATTCTAAAATACATACCACCCTCCTTGAATTTTTTGGCTCGCCGTTGCCCCAGGTTGCCAAGCCCAGGGACGGTTGGTGTGAAGGAAGGAGCACCAACCACTCCGTTTGTGTTATAACTCCAGATTGCCAAGCAATTTAACATCTGAAGTATAACTCTTGCTACCACTTCTGCGAACGTAGCCGTATGTTCGCAGAAAGTGATACCACTTCCTGGCTACGAAGTTGTCCACATCGTGCCCATTCAGTGCGTCTACAGGAGTATTTTCAAGCAGGAATGCGATGATATGCACTTCCTGCTTCCAGTCTGGCAAGTCCGCTTTACGTAGCCGGACTCGCCCGGAATAGTAGTGCTTCCAGACATGAAGCACTACCTTCTCTGCCCATTTCATTACTAACCTCCTTATTATAGATTTATAGATTTTAAAGATAAATATAAATGCAGTAGGGGTTAAGCCCCTACTTGATTTTTTAGTCTACGTTCCCATCTGTCGGGAACGGATGGGACAGGAGTAAAGCTTGTCCCTTGTCTAACCACCCATGATAAGTGGAGTGATCGTAAGAGACTATAAAAAATTCTCCTGCTTCATTATTATTAATTATAATAACTTCATTATCTTTTTTAATTCGTAGAAAATTACCTCTTCTAACTACTAATTTGTGATTAAAGAGCACAACTGATCGCTCTTCAATCAGAAATTCATCAGCATTTAGTGAAACATCTTTTAATTCCCCAAAAGTCAAAGATAAACTTCCCTGACTTTCTTTTTTATTCTCATCCCAATTTACGCAGTTTTTTATTTCGAGAAAGCTTTCTGATCTTTCTCGATACAAATCTCTTGTTTTTTTTAAATCAAAAATGATGAATTCTTTATAACGATGTAGATTCTTCCACAAATCTACATCGTCAACAGCACACCAGCCAATTCCCAATATAGCTGGTTTTTTGAACGAAAAGATGTACTCTTTAAGTTCATCTGACCGCCCTCGAGGAAGCGGGAATTTCAACCCGCTTCCTGTTTCATAAATAGTCAACTCCCCCATGAGAGAGTGATCTACCAGAACTGAAACCGCTTTTTCAGTTTCTACCGAAAAAAGCGGTTCGTACGGACTATTGTTTAGCCCGAATGCGGCAGGCTTAAAGAAGTAATAGCATCCACTCCTTCTTGAACTTCCCAGCCTACGAATTATTCTCGTAGGCTTCTCAATAACTTGTACCAAATCTCTCATAATACCCTCCTTAAGTTTTTTTGTTTTCTTGCTTCCTCTTATTCCTCGTAAGGCACTTTAGGATACACCTCAAGTGCCCATTTTTTCACCAATTCTCTCGCTTCATCGTATGAGGAAGCGAGACAAAAACCTCGCACCTCCCTTGAGCCTTCATGCTCATTAAAAAAGTAGGGACACACACGATTGTCTGAAGTAGGTAGCTCGTGAGCACAACACTCACTCCAGCAGTCTTCCAGATCCTCTTCCATGATCTGAAGGGCTGTTTTCCTGTCAAAAGCCCTCTTGACTGAGACGATAAGCCCATCATCCCAGCCAAAATCACGGGAAAAATTCCCGTAACCTTCGAAATAAAAGAATTTTTGTTTTAACATAGAACCCTCCTTTTTTTATAATGTCTAAATATCAAAAAAAAAGACGGTCTACAAGCAAGAGTATGTACTCTCGCTTGCAGACCGCCGTCTGCGTGCCGGCCGTGCTATTTGTTATCCGCCGCACGGCTGGCGGTTTTTTTACTTACACCACTTTTGTAACCACTCGGGGGTATCTTCCGAGTGGTACTGTTTGAAATTAAATCTAAGCTCCGCGAAGGAGCTCTTTTTTCTCAGAAAAGCCCCTATTGTGTGAGACAAATTTTCATGTCTCACGCACTCCATTCGCAACAAAGCCAAGAGGACATCAATTGTCCTCTTTGATATCTCCAGTTCCTCACCTGATTTACTCAGCCAAGCGAGGAACTCTTCTGCGATAGAGGGGATATGATCCCCTCCGTCAACAGGATAGTCACTGAACACTCCTTTTTCCCTCCCGCCTTGTTCAATGACAAGGTCGGTAACCATCCCCACGTAGGGATGGCCTGAATCCCATTTTTTAATATAAATTTTCACCATAACAGCCTCCTTATATGCATAGTAATCCCTTTACTGAGGGAACAGATTCCAGCAGAACAGGATCATTTATATCCTGCCCGCCTGTAAACCCCCGCCAAGGTGGGATGGCCGTCGGTTGCCTCCCACTCTTCTCGGTATGCTTTTGCCATACCGAGAGTGATCCATTCTTGCGGAGTCAGCCCGTCGAAGTGACGAGCCAACTCCATCAACATTCTCTCTTTTCTTATATAACTTGCCTCCATAACACCCTCCTATGCAAATTGATTAAACATTGATAAAGTCTCTCTTGATTCGTGCTTGTTTCTATAATCATAAGTACTCTTTATACTACGTTTAGATGTGAAACCCATTGTGAATCTTATTATATCAAGATTGGATTCTATTAATCTTTTATTTGTTTGAATAGTTACTGATAATTTATTAGAAATTTCTTTTATCTTCTCTCTAATGACCAGGATCTCATTTACAATTTCTTCAGGAAAATAATTTACTATATCCGAAAGTTTTATAGAAGGATCAAAACCAAAAATATTAGAAAGTAAAAACACAGTATCCCTTCTTTCCTTTTCAAGTGTATCAATGTATGACACAATCTCTTCCTCTACAGAATTTATGCGATTTAACGCTTTTAAATCCACATCTTTTAATGCATCATACTTACAAAGCTCAATTTCATACAATTGAGAAAGATTGTCTAATTCTTTTTCAAGTAATACCTTAAACTTTTCAACATATGTAGTTGTACTATCTTGCATTTTCATCCTCCTCCTTTTTTTTGAGAGTTTTGTTCAAACTCTCTATATTTATAGATGCAATTACCGTGCCAACTCAATCCTTGTGAAACCTGTAACTTGTGTAAATATAAGCAGTATAACGAGATAAAAATTTTAGTAAATTTTAAATGCACAGTTATGCACGCACTATTTTGTATGCAATTTGCACAAAATGCACACACAAGTATTGCAGTGTTTGCAAGTGTCTGTATGTGTTTAGTTGTGTATCTACCTATATATATGTTATATGTACGAATAGTTTTTTAGTTAGCCCTTTTGTATGCAAGTTGTATATATATGCAGTTTGAGTATATATACAAGTTGTATATATATATAAGTTGAGGGTATGAAATTTGCCATACCGCTCAACCTATTTTCAACTGTGTCAAAATGACACAGTGTGTCAAAATGACACAACTGTTATACGTAGAATATAACAGTCACAACATAAGCAACAACAAGCAACAACAGCATATACAGCAAGCATGCAGCAACAAAACACTACTTATTACAAAAACTCAAAAAGCAAAAAAAATCTAAAAAAATTTTTCACACAACAAAAAAACACACAAAAACACACTCCCAAAATCTACAAGTGTATACAAAAGTATACACCCAACTGTATACAAAGTATACAATTTTCCTATGCACAATACTCTATGTGCAAAATGCACAATTATGCACTGTGCAATTGTTAACTCAGTTAACCTAAAGGTTGACAATCCAAAAATCAAGTATCCAACAAGCAATATTGAACTGCACAAACAGTATTACACAAGTATATACACCACAAGTATTTACAGAAGAGTAAAAAGGAGGGGGTATAACCAAAGTGTATACTTAAAGCTTTATATAAAACGTTATATAAACCCCCACGCTAACACAACATAAAACACTCAAGCTATATATAACTACACAAAGTTACGAACCAGGCTATATACCAAGGATCATACCAAAAGCAGCAAACAAGGCTTAAACACTACTTAAAAACTACCTAGAAACAGGCTAAAATAAGACTTAAAAACAGGCTAAAATTAAAGGTTCTAAAAAAGGTAAAATTATAGGTTTTATAACTTATTGCTATATAAAAACTTACAACAAAAGGTTTTAAAAACACTATGTTTTAAGGCATAGTTTAAGGTTTAAATCAATAAAATATACACAAGCAGGGTATAGAAACCGCCAGGGAAAGCGAGAGAGGCAAATTTTAAGGGTTTTAAACACTAAAACCTCAAAAATCAAGGTTTACAATAAAACCACTATAAAAACATAAGTATTGTGAATACTCTCACAATCTTGTGAAATTTTTCACAAGCAGGTAGACTATTATTAAGTGTTCAGCATAGCCAGCTGGATAATAAGACTAAGCTCGGAGCAAAAAGACATCTTAGTTATTTAAAATTAGTCATTAAGCAAGAATGTATTGACTACGGAGATATCTTGTAATTTACAAGATATCTATTGTCTAATAAGCCATATTATTATACACTCTGTCTTTATGACTCTTTTTTATAACTTTATTAATCTTAACTATGCTTGTATTAAGTTGTACTATAAACCATAAAATAGCTATATACTGAAGGTTATATATAATATATAATATATAATATATAATATATAATATATAGCTTAATATATAAGCTTAGTATTTTAGTAAAGCTAAAGTAGTTTTTTTAGTAGAGCTGAAGTAGTATTATAAATCCTTATAGAGTATAGCTAAAGTAGTATAACGGATTTACAGTCTTATTACACCTTATAGGGTTTAACTACGAAGTATAACGGTGTAATAAGCCTGAATAATAATATTTATATATAAAATATACTAGCTGAGTATTAAGTTTATATATAATATATACTTAACCTATAGTTAAACCAAGAGTTATAATTAAACTGTCAGTAAACTAAACATCTAAACCAATGCTTAAAAAAGTTAGTCTAAACTAACTTATGCACAATTTTTGTGCATTGTATCAAGTATAGATTTTGCTTACAGCAAAAACTATGCCAACTTTACAATGACAGTGAAAACTTTGTATAAAACATGAGAATGATATACAATAACCAGGCTAATAACTATAGGTTACAAGGTATATAAATCATGGTAGTAAAAAGTGTGTTAATTTGCCTTGAAAACTATGTCAAAACTGGTGTCAATTGTGTCAATAATTGATATGCCTAAAATTTGCAATATTTTTTATTTCATGTTAAACTATATCATAAAACTATGCCAAGGGGGCATTATGTCTGATGTTTATAACAAAGAAGTGTTATGTAGTTATAACGGTAAAAAAATTTTAGTTACAACGGCTCAAAAGAAAAAGATAGACACTTATCTTAAATACTTCCGTGAAGGCTATCCAAAGATGGAGGCTATGAAAAAGGCAGCAGAAGATCTTGGTTTAGAAACTACGTCTATCAAACGAATTATCTACCACAAGCGATTGAGAGAACCGATAAGTTTCCTTGAACGGACTGACGGTAAGGCTAAAACAAAATACGATGTTGCTAAACATACTACGATGAAAGATATCGCTACAGTTTCAGATATAGTAAGTATTGCTTGGATTGTTTCGCAACTTAAGGAAATCTATGACTCCACTCCTGATGACAAATTGAAAAAAGATATTCTTGTAGCTCTTGCTAAACTTAATAGCCAATATGCTGATGTTCTTTCTAATGACTTAGAACGGATTAGAAAAATGAGTATGGCTGAATTGATTGAAGAAGCTGTTGACTTGCTTATTCAATTATCTGGTAATGAATTTGCCGGGGAAGTAGTTAAGGCTATGTTTAAAGAATATCTTGAGAAGTTTAATGATGATATAGTTGAGAGGCAAAACAATGATTAATTTTAAAAATTTTAACCTTAAAAATACAACTGAATATACTGTTTCTAAATATTTTCTTATTACTAATGAGATAAAGAGACGACTTAATGATAAAATATTTCAGGTGAAACTACTTCCTTATCAAAAAAAGTTTGTTAAATCTACAAGTAAAATTACTATGTTGCTTGGTGGTAACCGAAGTGGCAAAACTTTTAGTGGTGTTATAAATGTTGTGTTGGCTGCTTTAGATTTACATCCTGTTATTAAACTTGGTGAAAATGCTGTGATTTGGATTGTTGGGTTGGATAGGGTTAATCATCTGTATCCTGTATTAATGCCTTATGTGGAATTGTTTATACCGCCTTACATGATTAAAAGAATTGACAGAAAAGATAGTATTATGGAATTAACTAATGATAAGGTTATATATTTTAAGTCTTGTGATTCTGGTGTTAGTAAATTTCAATCCGCTGCTGTTGACTTAGTATGGTTTGATGAGGAGCCGCCTTATGATATTTGGCGTGAAACTTATATGAGAACAATTGATAAAGCTTCACATATTTATATTACTATGACTCCTACAAATGGTATTTCATGGAGTTATAAAGAAATATTTCAGAAGAAAGATAAAGATAAAGACTATAATGTTATAACTGCTACAACTTTCCAGAATTCTTATTTACCTAAATCGGAAATTGAGAGACTTGAAAAAGAATTAAGCGAAGAAGAAAGGGAAATGAGACTTTACGGTGGCTACATAGATTTAGGTGGTAGAAGAGTGTTTGATAGAAAAACATTTAGTTATATTATTAAGACTTTGAAAGACCCTATATTACAAGGGGACTTAGTTAATTATAATTTTGTTACTAACGAAAATGGAATGGTTAAAATTTATGAAAAATATAAACGGGATGCATATTATGTATTGGGTGTTGATAGTTCTGAGGGGATAAATGATCCAACTGCTATGATAGTGATGGAATATCTTAATGGACGAATATCTGTTGCAGCAGTAGTAAATGCCTTAGTAGGAACAGAATATATTCATAAGATTATGCTTCAATTAGCTGCTTTATATAATTATCCGCTTTTGATCATAGAGCGAAACTCGACGGGAGCTTCCGTGATTGAAAGGATTAAATATGACTATCAGGGATTGATTTATGTCGAAGAACGATATAATGAATATGGAGAAGTAGTGACTAAAAAACTTGGTTGGCGTACTGACAGATTTACTAAATCTAAACTTGTTATCGACTTAAAAACATTTTTACTTGAACACAAAGTTAATGTGCATGATAAATTAATTTGGAAACAAATTAAAGATTATACTCAAGATGATAAAGGTAGGTATAAGGGACTTGAAGGGCATGATGATTTAGTAGTAGCATTTGCTTTATGTGTACAGGCTATGACGTCTGAACAGTTTTCGGTAAATTTGAGACGTAGTGAAAATACATTATTAAAAAACGATTTAGTACTAAAACAAAGACAGGAAATAAATAAATGGTTTGATTATTAAATACATAACGAACAAATTACAAAAAAATATTTTCTTTTTAACGCTATTTTAACTTTTATTTTCTATATATATATATAGAAAAATAAAGGAGGATGAGGATACAAAATGATTAAAGTATATGAATTTTGTGGGATGATTGGCTCTGGTAAAACTTATATTGCTAAAAAAATGATGAACGAAACAAGAACTAATGTTGTATATTTGCCTTTTGCTAAAAGGCTGAAAGAATACTTGAGTGTATTAGATGTGTATAAAAATTTCCCTGTAGATGTAGATGAATTGTTTTCTTATCAGAGATGGCTAAATCTACTTGAAATGATTAATAAAGATGGTGTGATAGAATTGGATATTGGGGCTTATGATAAATTTAAACGATTGTTTTGGGAAAGATTTTTTGATGTAAAACCTAAGAATGTATCAAGATTTGTTATGCAGTTATTTGGGACAGATTTTATTAGAGGTTACGATGAAAATTACTGGACGAAGACAGTTGTCAATCAGATAAAAGATTTGGTTGATAAAGGTGATTATGAAGTATATATTGACGATTATCGATTCTTTAATGAAGATTTAAAATTCCTTGATGATGGTAAAAATATAATTGTTGAGAGAATTAAAGTTGTAGCTGATAAAGAAACCATCTTAAGACGATTGATGATAACAGAATCTGAATATATGGATATTTTAGGACATAGAAGTGAACAATATATCATTTATGACTTATTGCCTTATGACAGAATTATAGAAAATAATTGAGGAGGGTATATATGTTTGGTAAAATGTTTGATAAGTTTGTAGATTGGCTGCTATCTTTCAGGCCAATTGAAAGGCTGATTGTTATTATTGGTTATATTTTTACTTATGTTATTAGAAAAAAAACGCATATTGACATTAAATTGCGGTTTCCAGATTTGTCATTGGAGATGAAACGAGTATTAGTTCCAGCTTTTGAATATAAGGATGAGTTAATATTTTTTAGAGTGCCAACAAAAGAGTTAATACTGGTCAAGGATCGTCATATATCTTCGTTTGATAAGCAAATAGATAAGTACTTAATATCTGTTGGTGCTTATATTGCCGATGTTTATTTTAAAGAGAAAGGTATTAAAGATGTTTCTCCAGAGAAATTTGCAAAGCATGCTAATTTAAAAATGAGTAGTGAGTGGGTACTTATGCTTGACAGAAATAATAATATTAGATATATAGATTTGCTTGGTAATTTTAGTTGGGATAAAGTATAAGAGGAGGATAAAATGTTAGGTGAAAAGATACATAAGGCACTGCTTTATGAATATGAAACTGAAGAATTAAGAAATTACTTAGGCATATCTCAGATAGGATATTGTGCTTTGAAAATAGCAAGGCAGTTTTATGAGCGTGAGAAGACAGACTTGGATTCATCTATATTGCTTAAATTTTTAACAGGGACTGCAACGCATGAAAAGTTGCAGACTTTACTCTGGAAACATAGAGGGGAATTGGATGACTTTAGATGGATTAGGAAAGAAAAGGGTGTTACTATTAATACCTCATCTGGGTATCAATTACATGGACATTTAGATTTGCTTTTTGAAACTAATAACGGGGAAGTTATAGCAGATTTTAAGATTGTTAGTTATGGGGCTTTTAAAGCATTGAAGGAACCACATCAACATTACAAAGATCAATTATATCTTTATGGGTATGGTGCAGGTGTTGAAGATTTGTTGTTGGTTTATATCAACAAAGATGATGGTAAATTTAAGGAGTTTAAGTTTAA